TATTTTCTCAAATTCCTTTAGTTGTAGGTTCTAAAATGTTAAAAGAGCAAATGTGTCCTGAAACATTGAGAACTAAATGGACATCTTCTCAATTAGGTGCAGCAGCAAATCAAGAGACAGTTCCTTTCGCTGAATTAATCGCAAACGATAAAATAAAAAACATCGCTAAATATGTTGAAAACACAATTTGGCAAGGTGATGGAGCTACATTAGTTGGTTTATTAGACCAATGTTTGAATTCAAATGGTTCAATCAATTCAGCGGGTGCTTACACAGCATGGACTTCATCAACAGCTATTTCAGAATTTTGGTTGAACGTTGGTTCATTAACGCCTGCATTACAAACTGAAGATGATTTAATCATGTACACTTCATACGCTAACTATCAAGCGTTAGTTGCTGCATTGATTAACACAGGTGCTTCAGTTATCGGACAATTTGCACAAGTATCAAATGCAAGTGGTGTTAATGGCCCTAGCTCATTCGTTTTCCCTGGTACAAACATCACAGTATATGCAGCGCCTGGTATTGACGAAGTTGCTCGTGTAATTATTGCTCCTAAAAAATACATGTTCTTTGGAACTGGTTTATTAGATGAAATGGATACATTCAAATTCTACTATAATGAAGCTGACGATGTTATGAATTTCAGTGCTAAATTCAGATTAGGAACTGCGGCTTACGTTTCTCAAGTAGTATCAAATCTTTAATCATAAAAAAGGGAGCTAAAAACTCCCTTATTTTTCAACTTTAAAAAATATTTAAAAAATGGCATGTAGCATATTAACCACAATGAATTTAGATTGTATGAGCGCTTTAGGTGGCGTAAATACTATCTATGTTTTTGCTGGTGACAATTTCGAAATCCAAACAGTAGTTTCAAATGAAGTTACTTTGGCTGGTGGTAGTGGAGATTTCTACCAATATAAATTCGCAAAAGATACTGCGAAATTAACAGAAACTGCAACGATTTCAAACGCAAACGGAACAGTTTTTTATACAACTGAATTAAGCGTTAACATCTCAAAAAGAGATATAAACAAAAGAAACGAATTTATGTTACTTGCAAAAAATCGTGAAATTCGTGTTATCGTTTTAGATAACATGGGTCAATACTGGTTGTTAGGTAATACTCGTGGAGCGGTTTTATCTACATTAGTAGGTGAAGGCGGTCAAGCTATCGGAGACATGAACGGATACACATTTACGTTCCAATCAATGGAAGCGGATCCTATGCCAGGATTAAATGCATTAACAGCATCGGCAATTAATGGAATTGCACCTGGTTCAACAGCGGCAATAGGTGGTTTTGATTTCCATACAGCAGCTAACTAATATTAACCTTTAAAAAAATAGGGCGGTGCGGTCAATCGCATCGCCTTTTTTTATGTCATGATTAATCTAATAGAAGGAAAAAACGAGTTTATAATTTACGGAGACTTTACTCAAAACATGAATGACTATCAAATCCATTTATTCAATGGCTTTGATAGGATTGAGCATATATGTAAATTAGAGAACAAAACAAGTAGTACAAGATTTGCAGAATTTACCATCTACATTAACGATGGTATTACAGCCGATTATCATTTAAACGGATTACCTTTTGGTAATTTTGATTATACGATTAACATAGTAAATGACATCTACAATCGTGGTCAAGCTATTTTAATGGGAGACACCGAAGTACAAAAAATTGAATATATATCTGATAATGAAAAAAGCGAAAGCGTTATTTATGTAAGCTAATGAAGACAATTATAGACACATTAAAAGAGCCCGTAAACGTACTAAACGCAACGACTTTCGGAGTAAGTTTGACAACATTGCCAGAAGATTTAAAAATAGTTTTCTACATTGTATCAATTATTGCATCAATATTGGTTAGCGTGAAGTATTTTTACGAAATTATTTCATTGCGAAAAAACGCTAAAAAAGATATTTAATAGTATATGAACAATTTTGCATTCAATTCGATTTCACAAATTCAAATAAATTTGCCGACCTTCTCGGAGCGTGGTTCAAAAAAATGGATAAGCTATGGAGAGGACAATTTATATCCTCAATTTATAGCGAGTTTATTTTTGCGTTCTGCCATCAATAGAACGGCAATACAATCAAAGATAGACGCAACCATAGGAAACGGATTAAAGACCACGGATGAGGCTTTGAATTACGTTTTAGTGCGTGCCAATCCGATTGATAGTTGGAACGATGTGTTTGAAAAATGTGCGCAAGATTATATCACTTTTGGTGGCTATGCTTTGAATATAATTTGGTCAAACGATGGTAAGACAATAAGCGAAATTTATCATCTTGATTTCACAAAAGTAAGAAGCGGTAAAATTGAGCCAGGTGATGACGCACCAAAAGAATATTTTTATTCTACGAATTGGGAGAACTCAAATAAATATAAGCCAACACAATATGCAACTTACAATCCTACTTTGTCAATTGAATGTCCTTCGCAAATTCTTTATGCGTTTGATTACGAACCTGGTAATATTTATTATCCTTTGCCAACGTATGCTGGTTCAATCAATGATATCCAAATCGATATTGAGGTTAGTAAATTTCACATCTCAAATTTAGCAAATAGTTTGAATCCATCTTTGTTTATTAGCTTAAACAATGGAATCCCAGCGCCCGAGGAACGCAAAGAAATATACGACGAGTTAACGATGGCTTATCGTGGAACTGAAAACGCTGGGAAAGCATTCGTTGCATTTAGCCAAGATAAAGAACACGCTCCCGAGGTTACGCCAATAACAAGCACAAATGATAATTATTATACGACCTTAGAAACTCGAATCACAACGAGAATCTTAACAGGGCATAGAATTACAAGCCCGTTATTATTGGGCCTTTACAATGGTGGCGCTGGCTTTAGCTCGAATGCAGATGAATTGGCGGTGGCGTATGGTCATTTTATAGGGACTTGTATTAGACCAATACAGAAAAGTATGTTAAGAGTATTCAACAACTTGATCCTAAATAGAGGTTACGAAACTGAATTACTTATCACTCCTACAACGATTATAGAACCAACAATAATAGCAGAATAATGGCAGTTACTAACGTACTTTTCGTATCAGAAACGAAACTAAAATCATATACTTCAATTCATCAATCGGTTAGTCCTGATGACTTGCAACCATTTATCTTACAGGCTCAAGATATTTATTTGCAGAATTATTTAGGAGCTACGTTTTACCAAGAGTTACAAATTCAAATCACAAACAACACATTAACGATACCGAATAAAAAGATACTTGATGACTTTATAGGAGCGATGTTATGTAATTATGCGTTATATCATGCTTTGCCTTTTTTGAAGTACAAAGTATTTAACAAAAGTATCATGAATAATGATAGCGAAAGCGGTCAATCGATTGATTTGGAAGCGTTGAAATTCTTACAAAATGAAGTTCGTAGTGTAGCTGAAAACTATACCAAAATGATGACTACATATTTAAAGAATAATTTAAGCGATTACCCAGCCTATAATAGCTTTGATTTCTTGGATGGTATTACTCCCGACAAAGGCACTCCTTACTTTAGTGGACTTCAAACCAATTCGAGCTTCAATTTATCAAGACGTAGAATAAATAGACGTGGCGATTGTAACGATTGCAACGGATATGAATATTAAAAAATTTAACTAAAAAACAAATATAAAAAAATGATTGACAATTCAAAATTCATTATTACAAATGAAGTAGTGGTAGACAAGTATGACTTAATAATCCAAGCGGATGTAACTGGAGTGCCAGCTATTTTGCAAATTCAAAAAGCTAATTATGGTATTGTATTTATTGGACACTATGCTTCGTTAAAATTCTTTATTGATGGTGATAAATTGGTAATTTTAGACAACAACTTTTATGGAGAATTTTCAGTAAATAACGTTGACGGATTTAACACGGCGCAAGATTTATTAGTTGCATTAAAATCTGGAATTAACTAATAAATATAAACTATGACAAAATTAATATTACAAGCGGGCCAACTTATTGATGTAATTAACTACAACGATAATCAATACTTTTCTTTAGTTGTTAGTGAAGATTTACCAATGCCAACGGCAATCTACAAAGAAGATACATCAATCGGTGTTAACGTTCAAAGATTTATCGTAGATAGTGTAATCATTGCTAATATCAACACAAGCGAATCTTTAACAGATAACAATGGTAATGTTTACGAAAGAGTTGAAAGCGCAGCTATCCTTACTGAAAATAATTTTAAACCATTAAAAGAGACAGATGAAGCCGAAAATTAAACATTGGTACGAATCAAAGACAATCGTAATGAACATTATGGTATCAATCACAATGGTAATGGCTTTATTACCGCCATTGTTTTTGGACCTAAAATTAGATGAAAATTTAACGTTAAGATTGACTGTATTAGTAGGATTTATTACGAATGTTATTAATATTGGTTTACGTTTTATTTCTACTGATAAAATTAAGCGAAATGCCTAATTCAATCCTTAGCGCTAAGTTTGATTTAATGCGTTTGAATTTGCCTAAAAATAGCGAATTTACGCTCGATAACAATACGATTAAGGTAAAGCATTCAGACGTAACTTTAAAGGCTGAAATTGAGGCGCAAATAAAGAATATAACGGCTTCAATTGGGTGCGAAATAAACGACAAGTCAACAAGCGCAAAAATTAAGTTTGAAGTCAAATTTTAATATCTATTTTTGTAACGAATGAAGGTAAAAATATTTAGTCAAGCAGAACAGGAAAAGTATTTCGGCAAAGCAAATGCTGAAGGTAGTTATCTTACTATGATTGATTTGCCTTATCAAATGTTTTACGATAGACAACCAGTAAAGCGTATGAGATGTCACAAAAAAGTAGCACAGGCTTTTAAAAATGTATTCAATGAATTATTGAGTAGTTACGGAGAAAGAAAGATAAATGAATTGGGGATTAATGATTTCGGCGGGTGCTTTAATTACAGATTGATGAGAGGTTCAAGAACTAAACTTTCAGCTCATTCATGGGGTACGGCTATTGATTTGGATCCTAACAGAAATACATTAAAAGAAACTCATAAGACAGCACGATTTGCACGCCCTGACTACAAGGCAATGATTGATATCTTCGAAAAACATGGCTTTGCTTCATTGGGTAGATTAAAAGATAAAGATTGGATGCACTTTCAGTACGGATTACCGATATAAACTCGTTTTTTTCATAATTAAAATTTAGTTTTTAGGCTCTACTTTTCTAAGTAGGGCTTTTTTTTTAAAAATTTATAGCCTTTATTCATGCACCTTTCAGCGTATTAACAAAAATAATTTGTAAAATAATTTGGTAGTACGGAATAGTGGTGTATATTTGCATTTATAAAACAAATAAAAATAAAATTATGATTACACTAACACAACAAACAAGCGAACAAAACACATTAACTCAAAACCATTATGATATGGTTACAATGAATGAAGTTAAGAAAGTACATTTAGCATGTCAATTAGAGAGACTTGAAATTGAGATGCAACAACCACTTAAGAATTGGGATAAGATTGCCTTCTTAAAAACTGATATTTTTAGATTAAAAAACTACTTAAAAAATAATTAATATGCAAATAGTAAACACAACCATCGTAACATCAGTAGCAGAAATCAAAGAACTCATTCAACATTGTATTATACATAATATTGAAGGTCAGATAAACTTGACATTTGAAGATAGTAAAATAATAGTTAGTGAACCATCAAAAGAAATAGCGCCCGACTTTATTGTGGATAGATTCCCACATTCAGATTGTATAGATAATTGCCAATAATAAAAACATGGAAAAAAATAAGAAACTAGGCCGTAAAAGTATTTACATTAATCCTAAAAACAACACGTTAAAGACTTATCGAAGTAACAATCACAAGCTACTGGATATAGTAAATAAATTGATTCAAAACAAACACAGGATCAATCCTCAAAAGCTAACTGATAAACAACGTCAAGACATTAGCGAAACTCTTAACGAATTATTATTTATATAATTCTTAAAATAAATTTTGTAGTACAAAACAAAAGCATATATTTGCATTCTATTAAACATTTAAAAAATAAAAATTATGAAAATTACAACAACACAAACACAGACAGAAATTAAAGAAATCGAAATCAATTTCCCATGCTTTACAAAGATAGTAGATGGATATTCTACAAGACTTTATTGTATCAAATCAGAAAAAGACATTACAAGAGTTGAGCAGTACAACAGTGGTGGGATTACAAATGTTTCTAAATTTTCAAGTATTTCAGATCCTTTTACAGAAGGTTTTGAATATGTTAGTCAAGATGAATTTATGCAATATTATCTTGATACAATTGATAAATTATATGCAGATTTATCAGTTATGAAAGCTATGTTGCCTAAACCTGAAAAATTTATGTTGCAGGATTTTATTGATGAAATGGCAGAACACGAAGAAAATAGAAAGCAAGACGAAGAAGGTTTTGAATATGATCCTGAAACTGAATCAATGGTAAGATAATATTAACGGGGGGTAAAATTCCCACTAAAAACAAAATAATTATGAATAAAGAACTAGCAAAACAAACGAAGGCCACAATAACAAGCCTATTCAAACAATTAGATTTGGACGTAGTACCATTAGAGCAGTTGAATGTAATACTTTCAACACCACCGCCAGCGACATGGGTGAAACAACACCCATTTATTAAAGGTTACAATTACCTACCGATTGACAAAGTGGAGTACTTACTTCGCAGATGTTTCAAAAAGTATCAAATCGAGGTTATTAAAACGGCCCAATTATTCAATGCTATTGAAGTAACCGTTCGTGTTCACTATCTTAACCCAGCAACTAACGAAATGATGTACCATGACGGCGTAGGAGCTCAAGAGTTGCAAACTACAAAAGGTAGTGGCAATCTTAATATGGATATGTCAAATGTAAATAAAGGAGCCGTAATGATGGCCCTACCGATTGCGAAATCAATTGCCATCAAAGATGCGTGCGATCATTTCGGAGATTTATTCGGAGCTAACTTGAATAGAAAGGATATAGTGCAATTTACAGGCGATACGGAGCTATTAAGCTCGGAAGCTATACATACATCAAAAGAGAAAGAACGTGTCGAAAAACATATCCTAAATGCGAATAACGTAGAAACTTTGGTACAAGTTGAATCATTAATTAACAAATACGAATTAACAGAAATTTTTAACAATAAAAAACAAACTTTACAAAATGGAAACTAAAACTTATCGTTTAGAGTTTAACGAAAAAACTCAAAATTTTCACTATGATAATGGTACTCATGAAGAGAATACTTTTGGATGGGAAACAATAACAGAACATTGTACTGATTTTGAGCTTATGTTATTTGATGCTTACATTAATAGAAAAGGAGAAAAAAAACATACTACAAAACAATTAAGACAAAGCGTTATTGAAATAAAAAACTTTATTTATAATCTCGCAAATTATAACCTTGAAATTACTAGAAAAAATGGAAACTAAAATATTATTCAGATGCAGCGGTACTGGTTCATTAATGACAGAACCTAAATTAAAAGCAGACAAAGAAGCTGGCAATCTTTCAGAAACAGCCAAAACATTCGTAGAAGATAAATGGCTATTTGATGAGTTCGGATTTGCCGAACTACTCAAAAACGATTATATGGACAAAGGTAACGAATGTGAACAGGACAGCATGGATTTAGTTAGTCAAGTTGTAGAAGGTGGCTTCCGTTCAAGATACAATACAAAGTTACAAAACGAGTACGTTATAGGAACTCCCGACATCGTGTTACAAGATTGTGTTGAAGACATTAAAACTTCGTGGAATCTAAAGACATTTTTTAATGCTGAATTATCAAAGATGTACTACGCACAGGCCCAGTGTTATATGTGGCTAACTGGCAAAGAAAAGTATCGTTTAATCTATGCTTTAGTGCCAACGCCACAACACATGGTATTAAATGAATGCGAGAAGTTGGCCTGGAAGTATGGCAAAAATTACGATAATGAGGATTATATCGCACAAACGCAACAAATCCAACGTAATAACGATTTAATTAAAGATTTACCGATTAAAAAACGAGTTAAGGTATTCGCATTTGATTATGATCCTGCATTCATTGAAAATCTAAAAACTAAAATCGAGAAAGCTAGAGAGTATTACAACACATTAAAATTATAAATTATGATAAAAATGGTAAAAATAATAACACCACCAATGTCAAATAATTCAAATGTGCTTTTAGGAGAAATTTTATCTAAACTAGCAAAAAAGCAACTTCAAGTAAAATTATTAGTAGGTTATAATGATAGCTTAAATGGGTATGGATGGCACATAAAGTATTATATTGAAGTAACTGAATGTATTGAGTATTGTCCTAAATGTAGAGTAAAATATAATGTAAACTATAAAGATGACTATTATCCATTGCATCACCAACATTCACATCATCAAGAATACAAAACAATTTTTGCAAAAGAATTTATGTCTGAAAGTGATATGTGTATTGAATTATTAAATATAGATAAAAATTAAAAACTATAAATTATGAAAAACGAAATAGAACAACACATCAAAACGCTAACAGCATACGAATATACTTTGCTTAATACGATATGCGACTATTCAAAGATTAAATTAGATGATTTAGTAGGCCAAAAAAGAAAGCGCAAATTTGTCAACGCTCGAAAGATTGCAAGCTATCTTCTTAAAAAGAATGGATATACTCATCAAAACATAGGTCAAATTATAAGCCTAGTACCTAAAGACCATACGAGTATTATTTACAATGTACGTTTGGCCCAGCATCACTACGAATTTGAGCCATTATTTAAAAACATTGTAGATAGTGTAGGCAATGTAGTAATTAAACAAGATTTCTCGGCTTTAAAACACATAAAATGATTGAGTTAAATGATTATATAAAACAGAATCCTCAAATGAAATTAGAGCATATATCGAGGTTATACGGAGTGAGTGTGAGTGCAATAAGCAAACGCAGAAAATCGCTAGGAATCAAGCACGAAACTGGGGAACTTTGTAAAAAAATAGCATCAATGCTACACAAAAGAAATATTGAAATAGCAACCGAATTAAAATGCTGCCAAAGATTAGTTGCATGTGTAAGATTTAAGTACAATAAAGAAAAAAGAATGAATAAAAAAGTAGAATTGAATCCCGAACAAATAAAATTAGTAAAGGCAAATTATGATAAGATAACCATTGATAAGCTCGCTAAATTAGTCGGAGTGACTAAAAGCATATTACGCTCTCGAATGATTGAGATGAAGCTATATAACGAGAAATCAAAGGTTAACTTTTATGGCTACGATTTAGACAATGGAAATGGCTATTTTGATTTAGATAAATATTTAAAAATTATGTACTAATGGATCCGAAATATTTAAAAAGCAATACCGACATCACTCTAATTTTGACATATGCAACGCAGATTAGCAGACTTTGTGAAAATGTTATCTTGGACATGCAGTTAACAAAGGACTACAAAACAGACTTTAAAGATGCAATAAAGGCTTCAAACAAAATTCATTCTTTGATTACAGGAATTACCAACTACGAAATGCGCAAAGAGATACATGAGCGAACTACGAACAATTACGATACAGGCGCCTTTGATAATATCATGTTTACAATTGGTCAAATGTCGGATGAACAACGTAATTTAGCAGATGAAGTCTTGAGCGAAATATTAAATGGAACTTTAAAAATAAATAGAGAAAATGAATAAAAATTTAAAAGGATTTGAATACCTCGGAAAAACAAAAAGCGACAAAGGAAAAACATTTGAAACAAAAGAAATTGATGTCGCTAAAATGAAAGCGGTAAGAATTGATAAGAAAACAATCAAGTTAATTAAAAAGTAAACAATTAAAACAAATATATGAGTACAATGATTAGCGGTTACATTACCCTAGAAAAAATGAAAGAGATAGTAAAAGTATGCGAATCTAAAAACGAAACAGGCTTTAAATTTACAGCCAGTATTAGTGACCAGTCAAACCAATTTGGACAAAATGTGTCCTTTTTTGCAGAACAATCTAAAGAGCAAAGAGATGCAAAAGTTAGTAAGTATTATTTCGGTAATGGCAAGGTATTTTGGACGGATGGCAAAATAAATGTAGGAACTAAAGACCAGCCAATCCCTACAAGCGAAGTGAAATATCAAGGCGGTAAGGTTGAAGATGTAAGAGTATTACAGGCTGGATCCGATGACTTGCCTTTTTAAGAACATTATTGAAAATCAATGATTTATATATATTTATATTCCACATGTATAAAAAAGTATGCGAAGTCTCTCTTATAGGAGTAGTTCAAACTAGAAAAATTTTTTTTTTCAAAATGGCAAATCAATCCTGCAATCCTGCATGAAAATAAAAAAAGTCAATGTTTATAAGGGTTTCCTTCATATATAAATAAAACACATGTAGAATATAAATATATGTTTATTAAATTTAGTTTTGTTTAAGTCAAAAAATAATATATATTTTTGCATTGAGTTCTTTAATTAATTAAATGTGGTGTGAGAACCATTAGTTATAATCTTTTTAAATACCATTGTAGGTATTGCAAAAAAAGGAATAGTAGAAATATTATTCTGAATTCTCACTTGCAGTACTTACGATGGTTTTTTATTTTATGAACAAATTATGTCAAATTTGTAATTCTGAAAATATTGAAACTATTTTTAGTGATGGGTGTATGAACTATTTTTGTAAAGATTGCAATGCCTACAATGGTTCAGCTCACAATTATATTAGTACAGGATTAAAGTTTAGGTTCGGAAAATATAAAGGGAATTTAATAGAACTTTGTACAGATGCTAATTACCTTAAATGGATGCTAGAAGGTAGCAAAGTAGATAAAGGATATAAAATAGCAATGATTAACAGATTAAACCAATTAAAATAACATGCCACAAATAACAATATACAAATCATTTGGAGACGTTTCCGCTGGATATAATAGAGATATATTTTTTATTCTCGATAGGATAAAAAAAGGAAGTTCAAAACAATTAGTTGAACAAATACGAAATTCGAGCGTAGAAGCCCAAAATTTGCTTAAAAAGAAATTACCAGCCATTCTATTCAGTGGGACATTTAGACAGCGAAATGACGCCTCTATTATCGAACACAGCGGTTTAATTTGTCTTGACTTTGATAAGTTTGAGAATAATGAGCTATTAAACGAATTTAGAGCCCAATTAATAGAAGATGCATATACGTTTAGTGTATTTACTTCACCTAGTGGAAACGGGCTTAAATGCCTGGTTAAAATACCAAATGAAATAGAGAATCATAAGTTATATTTTGAAAGCCTAAAAGATAAGTATAATTCAAAATACTTTGACATTAGTTGTTCAAATATTAGCAGAATTTGTTTTGAGAGTTACGATCCTGAAATTCACATAAACGAAGATAGTTTGACATGGATGGAAAAGAATGAGCCTGACATATACGAAGTTGAAACGATAAACGTAAATATACCGATACGTTCAGAAAATAGAATAGTAGATAATTTGCGAAAATGGTTTACGAAATTCTCAATGAGTAAAGGAGAAAGGAATAATAACCTATTCAAGTTAGCCATTGCATTCAATGATTTCGGAGTGCCAAAAAACGTATGCGAGAATGTATGCATGGAATATGTAAGAGACGACTTCCCTTTACGTGAAATTCAGACTATAATCAAAAGCGCTTACCAACGAACTGGAAGTTTTGGAACTAAGTTTTTTGAAGATACTTTCACAAAGGATAAAATTGAAAAGCAAATTAGAAGTGGCAAGGACATCAAAGGAATTAAAAAACAATTTCCTGACTTACAGGAAAATGAGATTGAGAATGCCATCGAGAATGTAAAGGAAAATATTAGTATAACTGACTTTTGGGAATATTCTAGCAAAGGCAATATTCAAATTTTACAGCATAAGTTTAAGTACTTCTTACAGGAACGTAATTTCTTTAAATTTTACCCAAGTGGAACGAATGGTTTTATCTTCATTAAGATATTTGAAAACTTACTTGAAGAGACTAACAAGGATATGATTAAAGATTATACCTTAAATTATTTAGAGTTCAAAGAAGATATAGGAATGAAGCCTTTTAACTACATGGCTGAAAAAACTAAATATTTCTCATTCGATTTCTTATCATTTTTAGAGACTAAAGAAGTCAAATTACTTGAAGATGACATCGATAATTGTTATTTGTATTTCAAAAATAAGATAGTATCAATATCAAAGAATGAAGTTAAACAAATTGACTACATTGATAGCGAAGGTTACGTATGGAAAAATCAAATAATAGATAGAGAATTCACATATATAAAAGTGGATAATTGCGTATTCTCTAAATTCTTATTTTACATAGCAAATGAGGAGACGCAACGATATAACTCACTACGTTCAGTTATTGGTTATTTATTGCACTCATTCAAAACAAGCGCAAATAACAAGGCTATAATTTTAAATGATGAGACTATTTCAGATACTCCAAATGGGGGTAGTGGTAAGGGCTTGTTTTGGAATGCTTTAAGTCAAATGAAAAAACTTAATTCTTTAGATGGTAAGTCCTTTAGTTTTGGAGACCAGTTTAAGTATCAAACTATTTCAGCTGATTGTCAAATATTGGTATTTGATGACGTTAAAAAGAACTTTGACTTTGAGAGTTTATTTAGTTTGATTACGGAAGGTATTACTTTAGAGCGCAAAGGTCAACTAGCAATCAAGCTCCCAGTTAAAAAAAGCCCGAAAATATTAATTACAACGAATTACACAGTTGGTGGCGTTGGTGGATCATTCGAGCGCAGAAAATTTGAAGTTGAATTCAGTAGTTTTTTTAATGCTAATAATACTCCATTACAAGTATTCAATCATTTACTATTTGATGAGTGGTCGGACATTGAATGGACTAAATTTGATAACTTTATGATTGATTGCGTTCAGTATTATTTAGCAAATGGATTAGTTCAGCACGAGTTTAAAAATCTTGAAGTACGTAAATTTATTAATAAGACATCAAGTGAATTTTACGAATTTTCTATTGAAGGGGAACATTTCAAAACGAATACAAGAATTTATAATCAAGTTATATTTGAGGAGTTTTTAACAGATTATCAAGATTTCAGAAAGTGGTTAACTAGAAAGAAGTTCAAACAATGGATTGATACGTATGTAACATTTAAAGGACTTAACATTATTCACAGCAAAGATAACATGGGCGTATATTTTGAAATTATCGACAAAGTAAGCAAGCCTAAATACGAGATTAATAATTTACCTATTGAAGACGGATTAACATTTTAACATGAACAGAGAAACCAAAAAAAGATTCCTACAAGCAAAGCGTGAACATCTAATTAGAAAATACCCAACGTGGACGGAAGATGATATCAAATCATTTAGTCATTACACGAAAACTGATAACGGAGCGAATGGATTGACAAGGTGCATTATTGATTGGATTACATTCAAAGGCGGTCAAGCTGAAAGGATAAACACAATGGGGCGCAGAATTGACAATACAAAGACAGTTAAGGATGTTTTAGGCTTCACAAGGGTAGTTGGTTCAGTTAGTTGGCAAAAGGGTACAGGAACGAAAGGAAGCGCTGATATAAGCGCAACTATCCCAATGGTAGTCAATAACATGAAAGTAGGAGTTAGTGTGAAAATAGAGGTTAAGTATGGTAAGGACAGACAAAGCGAGGATCAAAAGAAGTACGAACATTCAATCAATGAAGCTGGGGGTATTTATGTAATCGCTCGAAATATTGATGACTTCATTCAATGGTACGATGAAACTTTTAACTAACGTGCATTATATTACACATAACAATCATTAACAAGTATATTTTATAACACATTATGCAAATAGAATTTAAGATTACAGGGGAAGACCAAAACGAGCTAATGCCGTACTTTCAAGCGAAAAATAGAGATGCTTTTTTATTTGAATTATTCCATAATTTTTTTAGACAATGGAAAAATACAGATTCACTAGTTGACATCGAAGATGTTAAAGAAAAGTTATTCATGCTTAAGAATGAACATAATATTATTTTAGTCAATTAATTGTAGACTAACTTTGTTTTCCAAATGAAGCTAATTGACTGATATAGTTCAAGAATATCCTATCTTAATAGAAGCTAGTAAGAAGATTACTAACAACCATGAATTACACATGGACTTGTTACACTATGCATTAGAGGAGCTATATAGTAAGAAAAACTATGAAGAAATTATTAATAGTGGTGGGGTAAGGTTTTATGTAGTCAGAATTATGCTTACTCAATGGCGTTCAAATACAGGCCCGTTTTATAAAATGTTTTTCAATCAGAAATCAAATGAGATAACTGATGACATTATTGAGTATAAAGAATACGACCATAACGAGCTCGAATACATCAAAGCATTAGAAGACTTAGCCTGGTACGATAAGGAACTATTCAAAATATTTTCAGACAAACAACATACCATATCAAGCCTATCACGAGAAACTGGAATCCCGAGGTCAAGTGTTGACATTACCATTAAAAAAGTACGCAAAATATTACGCAAAATATGAGTAGAGTATTAGTAATCGGAGATATACACGAACCATTTTGTTTGGATGGCTATCTTGAACATTGCAAAAAACAATATAAGGATTTCAAATGTGATAAGGTAGTATTTATCGGAGACTGTATTGATTCACATTATAGCTCATTTCATAGCACGGATCCCGATGGTTTGAGCGCAATCGATGAGCTCAATGCTTCGATTAAGAAACTTCGCAAATGGCACAAGGCGTTCCCAGGTGCAACAGTTATAATAGGAAATCATGATAGGATTGTGGCACGCAAGGCATTAGCCAATGGAATTAGCGCAAAGTGGATTAAGGAATTTAAAGATGTACTTGAAGTCCCAACTTGGAATTTTACTACGGATAAAATAATTGATGGAGTTTACTACGTTCATGGAGAAGGAGCAACGGCATTCATGAAAGCAAAGAATCAATTTAGATCCGTGGTTGCCGGCCATACACACACGAAATGTTATATCGAATATATTAACAATGTGTTCGGAATGCAAGTCGGTTGCGGAGTGGATGCGAAGGCTTACGCTATGGCATACGCTAAAAACTATGCACCGCCTCAGATAGCTTGCGGAGTGGTTATTGATGGTAAATTACCGATTATAATTAAAATGCACTAAAATATATATTTAACTATATGAAATGGAAATTTGAAAATATAGACGTTATATTCAGTTGTCATGAGGATGACTTTGAACGCACAAGTAATTATTCACGAAATAAACTAAAAACAGATGATAGAATTATTATTATTGACGGCGCTAATATCGATGGCAACGATTGCACTAATATTGAATCCGATATATGCGAAAGTAGTGAAGATATTATCAATACTGACAAACATAAACCTAGAAGGAAAGCCTCTAAAATGTCCGACGTGCCTACCATTTTGGATAACGATGATAGCATTATTGAGTAATGGAACTTCAATATTATATTGTATTCTTTTTAGTTTTTGCGCTAGCTACCTTGGGGAGTATTTTTTTAAAAGACTTACCTCATGAGAAAGACTATTAAACTGAATATTTATGATTGTAAGGTAAATTTTATCCTATCATTAGATATCAATAAAGACATTAAGAGGATATCCACAAAGAATAAACAACCTTTTATATTAGATAGTGAAGTTGAAGGCATTGTTTTTTACTTTAATTTAAGTGAATACTTCATATTGATTAACGATGATTATTTAACCCATAATACATTGGCCCATGAGATTTATCATTTAGTTATCAAAGTAACCGAACCGAGAGATATAACAGATGAAGAAGCTCAAGCGTGGCTTTGTGGAAAGCTAACTCAAGAAATATATAAATTTTTAGAAACAAACAAAGTAGAAATTAAATGACAATGGTAATCACACAGGAAGATAAGGATATATTATTAGAGAATAGGAAGATTATTCTTGACATAACGCACGGATATAAGATGGACGAATTAAAGGTATTATATGAGGTACATAATCGAATATATAAGACTAATAAGAGTCCAAACGGGTGCGGTTCATGTATTAGAAGCGTTATGATTTCGTTACAAAAAGCATTGTCTAAAGTATTATGAAAATAAAATTAAACCCGAACAATCCTCGAATAATTAAGGATGACAAATTTAAAAAGTTAGTTCAATCAATAAAGGACTTTCCCGAAATGCTTGACATCAGACCTATCGTAGTCAATAAGGATGGGATTATTTTAGGCGGTAATATGCGATTTAAAGCGTGCTTAGAAGCTGGGATAAAAGAACCGCCATATAAGGTAGTTGACTTAACAGAAGAACAGCAAAAGGAATTTCTTATCAAAGATAATGTTAGTGGCGGAGAATGGGATTGGGATGCGCTTGCAAGTGAATGGGATGTTGAGCAATTAGATAGCTGGGGATTGGATATGCCTAGTGTAGAGGTTAAAGAATTAGAAGCTGAGGAAGATGACTTTGATGCACCCGAGTGCGGTATTGAAACGGATATAGTATTAGGTGATTTGTTTGAGATTGGTGAGCATCGATTGTTGTGTGGGGATAGTACGGATAGCGACCAAGTGGCAAAGCTAATGAACGGAGAAAAGGCTGATATTTGTTTAAGCGACCCACCTTACGGAATTTCTGCAATAGAAAAAAATTCAAGGATGAAACAATTAGGATGGGAGCAATATGAAAATGATAGCGATATTAATACAGCCGTTGATGCTTTTAATTTAGCATTTTCAATATGCGATAAATTAGTTTTTTGGGGTGCTAATCATTATGCAAATAAATTGCCAAATGTTGGCGGTTGGTTAATATGGGATAAACAAGATGGGAAAGATACAACCACTTATTCAATGGGCGAATTAGCTTGGACAAATATTTTAAACAATGTACAAATCTTTAAACACATTTGGGATGGTTTTAGAAAAGATAGTGAAAAGGGAGAAGCAAGATTACACCCAAGTCAAAAGCCTGTTAAATTGCACGAATGGGTTTTAAATAAAATAGATGCAAATTTAGTGCTTGATTTATTCCTCGGTAGTGGTTCAACAATGGTTGCATCACACCAACTTAAACGCAAATGTTACGGGATGGAATTAGACCCGAAATATTGCCAAGTAATAATTGATAGAATGAAAAAACTAGACCCGAGTTTAGTAATTAAAAAGAACGGGGTTACAATGTAAATACAGAGTATGGAAGGTAAAAACGGAGGTATATTAAAACCATTTGAAAAAGGCGAAAGCGGGAACCCAAACGGGCGCCCGAAAGGTTCAAAGAATCGAAGCACGATTGCACGTAGATGGCTTGAGGTCAATCAGAATTTAAAGAATCCGTTAACGGGAGAAAGTGAAAACATGAGCCAGGAAGATTTGATGACATTAGCTTTAATTAAGAAAGCCCGTGAAGGCGATACGAATGCTTACAAAGCATTGATGGATAGCGGTTATGGCGCACCTATTCAACAAATCGACAATGACATTACCATAAAAGAATTCGACATTAGTAAACTCTATAATGGAGAAGCACAATAGTACATGGAATTTATTAGGTTCAAAGAGTAGATACTTTGTAGTCACGGGCGGTCGTGGCTCGGGTAAGTCATTTGAGGTTGGTAGGTTCATAACGTTATTATCATTCGAGCAAGGTCACAAAATACTATTTACACGGCAAACGATGACCAGTGCGCATCTATCTATCATTCCCGAATTTAAAGAGAAAATAGAGTTACTTAAATTAGAAGACCTATTTAACATCTCAAAGAGTGAGATTAAGAATAAATTATCAAATAGTGAGATATTTTTTAAAGGCTTAAAGACTTCTAGCGGTGACCAAACGGCAAACTTGAAATCTTTGCAAGGCGTAACAACTTGGGTACTAGATGAATCTGAAGAGCTAACAGACGAATCGACATTTGATAAGATTAATCTTTCAATCCGTTCAAACGATAAACAAAACAGGATTATATTAATTCTTAACCCAAGCACGAAAGAGCACTGGATATATAGAAAGTTTTTTGAACAGGAAGGTATTAAAGAAGGCTTTAACGGGACTAAAGGCAATACGACATACATACATACTACCTATGAAGATAACATCAAAAATTTAGGCGTTTCTTTCTTACAAGAGGTTGAGAAAATTAAGATACATAATCCCGACAAATACAATCATGTTATTTTAGGTGGTTGGCTTGACAAAGCAGATGGAGTTGTATTTACAAATTGGGAGTTTGGCACGTTCAATCCGAACTATCTTCAAACTTCATTCGGTATGGACTTTGGTTTCTCGATTGATCCCGATGCATTGGCTGAAGTTGCAATTGATGTGAAAAACAAATTGTTATATGTCAAAGAACACATTTACCAACGTGGATTGAAGACGCATGAGTTGAGTAAGATGCTACTCGAAAAGACAAAAGGCGGTTTGATTATAGCAGATAGTGCCGAGCCTAGATTGATTGATGATTTAAGATTTCAAAAGATAAACATTCAAGCGGTTAAGAAAGGAACTATTGAAAGCGGGATTGTAAGAATGCAAGATTTCAAGATAATAGTTGAACCGAATAGTACTAACATAGCTAAGGAGTTAAACAATTATTGTTATTTGAACAAAGGCTCAAAACTATATGTGGATAATTGGAATCATATCATAGACGCTATTCGATACAATGTGATATACAACCTTGATAACCCGAGCCGTGGCACTTATGGTTTTTACAAAAAAGGTATGTAATTTTACAGATAAATTATATTTATAACCATGCAAGGTAGTATATACGAAATTTTAATAAAGGATTTAAAAACATTGTGCTTATCTCATAAAGCGGTTAAGTCTTTCAGAGTGGGTGATATTAGCGCCATTGAACAACCAACAGGAAACGATGGACCTAATACAAATTCCTATGAATACATTGCAGTTCACTTAGTACCATCCACGGCAGTAATGAATGGACAATCTACAAAATTCGAGTTTGACATGGTAGTGTTCGACCTTTGCAAAGATGACTTGGAATTACAAGTTATTACACAATCTCAATGTCTTGAAATTACACGAGATATAATAAGCAAATTTAACCTTACCGATTGGGAAGGCTTTAGATATAACATTCAACTACCTACGACATCCATGATATTTGACGAATCGTTTGTGAATAGCGTGGCTGGTTATACAACACGAATCATAATTGAAGTAATTAGTCCGTTCACTTTATGCGAAAATCCTTTTAACTAATGGATCCGCAAAAGTTATATATTAGACAAGTTACCAAAGCCCTCGAATCATTGGGCCAAGAAATCTTGAATATAATGAAGGCACAAGCGCCAGTTAAGACTGGTAAGCTAAAGCGTTCAATAAGATATAAAGTAGTAACTAAGAATGGTAACCCAGCGTTATCGTTTTATTACATCTATTATGGCGTATATGTAGATTTAGGAACGTACAGCAATGCAGACAAAGCAAGCTATGGAATGAGTCAATTTATTATGCCTAGATGGAATCCGAAGCCAGGTAAGATTGGCAAAGGAATCATGCCAAGATATTGGACATCGTTAAGCGAAGACGCAACGGAGTTGATTGAGTATTTCGCAAGCAAACTTGAAAAGACAGTCGGAGCTGACATAGTGGAATTATTAACAGGTGTAACAACAAAAACAAGTAGAGCAACAACTTAAAATTATGATAAAGAAAATTAACAGCATTTCAATCAAAAAATTCATTGAGATTTCAGACTTAATCAAAGACGATGCAAGTATTCACGACCGAATGGAAGTGATACGAATTGTTAGCGAATGCGACATGGAAGAAATCCGTATAATACCAGCCAACGTACTTGATGGTATTTGGAATGATTTTGTTAAGAATTGTTTTGATTTGGGCGATGGTTCGATTGATAACATCGTTACGATTGATGGTATATCGTATGGCTTAATAGACGTTAAGAAATTAAGCGTAGGAGAGATGGCTGATATTGACATTCTAAAAAACCATCCTAAATTAAATTTCAATCTACACAAGATTATGGCTATACTTTATAGACCATTGAAAAGCAAATTACCTTTCGTAGTAGAACCATTTAATCCCGATACGTTTGAAGCTCGTGCTGAATTATTTGCAGAAAAAATGCCCGTTAAAGTGGCATTAAACACGGCTGTTTTTTTTTTAAATATATTGGGCAACTTGAAAGAAGCTACAAAGGACTTTTTGGCGAAGCCGAAGGCGGAGAAGAAAAAGAAAATCTTGAGCGTGCTGACATCCGTTGCGCTCGAGGTTGGAATGCGTTTGTTTACTTCCTTGCTAAAGACGACATCCTTAAAATCGAAGAAGTTACAAAAATAGAATTGATAACGGCCTATAATTTTTTAGCGCACCAAAAAAGCAAAAATGATAATACAAACTAACTACTTACCATCTTACTTACAAGGAACTTACAATCCGATTATATGGAGTGTTACGAGTGACGAAATAGCACAACCAAATTTTTCCTATGTATTTGATGTTTACATAAATGGAACTTTTGAAATAAGATTAAAAGTAAAACCTAATCCCGCTGGTGCTGGTATGGTTGACATTAGTCAGATTTGTCAGGCGTATTTAAAGAACGATAGAATCCCCGAAACAACTATTAACACAACTTCGCAAAGTCATATTTTCGCAGATAATACTAATTCAAGTTTACATCTATTTTTAAAAGTTGGTGAGGAGTACGGCGGTACAATATACGATGGTAGTGGAGCGGCTGGTGAGCCTGATTATGAATTATATGCTCAAACTTTAGGCAATCAACAAAACGTACCCGTTCACGTTTGGAATAGTAGTTTGGAGTTTAGACTTCAACAAGATGGTATGTCAAACGGAATATCATTGAGTGGCGGTTATGGATTATTGCCATCGAGAAACTTTACATACGATTGGGGTAATGCAGTTAGTAATAATACTTTGGCATATCCGTTGAATTATGCGCCTTTGAAACAAAATGTTTATTACAATGATTTAAACGTTTTATCATTTATAAATTGGAGTCAATACACGTTCAATATAGATGAAACTTATATTGCATTTTGCCAAATTACTTACTACGATGCAAATGATAATTTAATTGATTTCTTTGTTGCTAGTGCCGATACAAGTTTTGGTTATGCTCAAAAAGATAATTGTTATGATATTATTACAACTCAATTAGATCCTGAATTTGATATTATTCACGTTCAATGTAGATTAGCTTCTTTGATTGAAATAATTAATGTCTATACAAGTAATTCTTATGTAATGACACCTGGTCAATATATTGAAGTCCAAATGCTGAATCACGCAAGCGGTAATGGATGTTTAGCAGATGTACCAGTTACGCAAGTTAGCAGATTTACAATGTTAGAAGATTGTGATACATTATATACTCGTGTTCGATTAAGTTGGTTAAATGATTTGGGCGGGCGTGATTACATGAACTTTACTGCATTTTTTGAAAAACAGACATCGACTACAAATGATAATTACTATCAAGAAGCAATGAATTGGAGTGCGTTAAAACCAGTTACTGAAAACGTAACAAATCCAAACTTTAATCTACAAACGAAAGGCGGTGATGTTATCTATAACAAACAAGCCATGACATCGTGGACATTGAATACGGATTGGTTAACACAAGATGAAGTTAACTTATTAGAAGGCTTACAAAAGAGCTCAAATGTAATTGCTTATTTCAATGATAATGCTTACAATGTGTTAGTGCCATATAGCGTAAGAATAGGTCAAACAAGTTACAAGACAAAGAATATAAAACAAGTTAAGTTAGTACAAGGTGAATTTGAAATATTCTTAAACCAAACGCAAAAGATTAATTAATGAAATTATATGTAAATAGTACAACGGGGTATATATTGCTTGACTTAATGGAAGACAATCCGATTAAGTTAACAATGGCAGTCGCTGACATAATGGATCCGACCGCAAGCCCTTCGACATATTCACAAACATTTAGAGTTCCCAACACGGCTAATAATAATTTGTTTTTTAAGAGTGCGTTCAATATAAATGCGCAAACTTTTGATGCTACGAAAAAAATAGATGCGTATATTGAAGATAGCAACGTGACTATTTCAGTTGGTAATATCCGATTGACAAATATCTTCACAAATAACAAAGATAAGAACGTTGAATATGAAGTGACTTTCTTTGGTGAAGTGTCGGACTTTGCTGCAAAGATAGGCGGTGGCTTCATGAATAGTTTAAGCCTATCTCAATACAATCAC